CGTGTCGCGGGCGCGTCAGTATTTGATTTTTGAAACCTGATGGCTACCTTTGACGTTGCTGGCGATGGGTCAGTCGTATTCGCTACGACCACGATCACTTCCGCTGCGATGTCGATTGCGGCGACCGCGAATCGTGCGGCGCTCGTTTGCGTCTACCACTCTGGCAACTCGGCAACCGGCATCTCGGTAACGCTTGGCGGGGTAAGTGGAACGCTGGTTTCAGGAACGGATACCGGCACAGCCCAGACTCCGCGCACGTTCATCTTCGTTGTCATCAACCCGCCAAGCGGTTCGCAGACCGCGACTTGCTCATGGACGGGGAATAACGATGCCTATCTCAAGGCTATCGTCTACAACGACTGCGACCAGACCACCCCGGCCATCAACGGGACTTCGGCAAACGGTGCGACTGGTGCACCTAGCCTAACCCCGACTGCGGGGGCTGGAAGTGCCTCCGTGGTGTGTATGGCTTCCGGTGGCGATGCAGGGGCTTCGCAAACCCTGTTTGGGGCAACGCTATCCGGCACCAGCCAAGACTTCACAGGTACTCGCGGGTCTGCTGGCGCAACGCATTCGTGGAACAACTTTTTCACGACCTACGTCATGTCCGGTTGCGTGCTGCAAAGCCCATCCAGCGGCCCGACGATCAACACGCAACCGCAATCAGCGGCGTGCTACGAGGGGCAAACCGCGACGTTCACGGTGAGCGCGACCACGAGCGGCGGCACGCTCTCCTACCAATGGAAGGATGACGGCGGGAACGTCGGGACGAACAGCAGCAGCTACACGACGGCAGCGGCCGTCTTTTCCGACAACCTCTCGCAGATCACTTGCGATGTGACGGACAGCAACGGGACCACGGTAAGCGCTGCGGCGACGTGGTACGTATTCATGGCAGCCAAAACTTTCTACCTGAGAGCATGAGCGCACAACCCCAACTGACGGTCTATGACGGCGGCGGGTATCACAACGCCGACCTTGCCAAGGCTCACTCGCGCATCATCGCGGACGGGTCATGGAAGAAGCAGCGCATCGTGGTCGTGGTCCCTGCGGGGGACACGATCTCGACCCGCGCATACCTTGCCCATCGCAACATCGGCTTCCCTCCGAACCAGCCGAATGTCTGGATCGCTGCCGAGGGGATGGAAGTCGGGCGGGCGTACTCGCAGGCCATCGAAGGCATCCTCGCAAACCCTGAGCTTGGGGCCTGGGAATACATGCTCACGCTCGAGCATGACAACCTCCCTCCCGCTGACGGCGTGGTGAGGCTCATTCGTCAGATGGAAGCGCACCCGGAGTTCGCCTGTATCGGGGGGCTCTACTGGACGAAGGGACCGGGCGGCGTCCCGCAGATTTGGGGCGATGCGCGTGACCCCGTGGTGAACTTCCGTCCTCAACCTCCTGATCCCAATGGCGGGCTTGTGGAGTGCTGCGGCACGGGCATGGGTTTCAACCTCTGGAGGCTCGCCATGTTCAAGGACGCGAGGCTCCGGAAGCCTTGGTTCGAGACAACGCAGGGCGGGACGCAAGACCTGCATTTCTGGAGTGATGCCCGCAAGTACGGCTACCGCTGCGCGGTCGATTGCAGCGTGAAGGTGGGCCACTACGACCACGAAGGGAAGTTCGGACCAAGGGGGATGATCTGGTGAGTGCGAAGAAGAAACCGAAGGTTCAGGAACAAGGCCCGATCAAGCTGGACTTGGGCAGCGGGAAGAATCCGCGAGAGGGCTTCATCGGCGTGGACGCTAAGGCGTTCGGGCAGCAGATCGTGGCCGATCTTCGCAATCCGTGGCCGTGGGCCGATGGCTCCGTGGAGGAGGCGCATTGCAGCCACTTCGTGGAGCATCTGAACGGCCCGGAGCGCATCCACTTCGCCAACGAACTGCATCGCGTCCTGAAACCTGACGGCAAGGCGACGGTCATCGTCCCGCATTGGGCGAGCCCCCGCGCCTACGGCGACCTGACGCACCAATGGCCTCCCGTTTCGGAGTGGTGGTTCCTATACCTCAACAAGGGCTGGCGGGATGTGAACGCCCCCCACAACGACGGGTACACCTGCCATTTCGAGATCACCTACGGGTATGCCATGCGCGGCGACATCGCGCAACGCTCGATGGAGTACCAACAGTACGCCCTAGCGAACTACAAAGACGCAGCGCAGGACATCATTTCGACATGGATAGCCAAGAAGTAGAACAGGAATGCTGGTCGTGCGAGGGCATCTTCAAGATGTACTCAAAGCACACCGCCACGGGGTACGACATCCTGTACTGCGCCCATTGCTATGCGCCGGCGCAACCGTTCGATATCTACGGGATGCGTCTCATGGATGGGGTGGAGCATCCCGAAACCAAGATCTACGCCGCCGCCTGGAGACAGGTGAGCGGGGCTATCGACAGGGCCTTCTAAGTGGCTGCTTTCCAAGGGGGTGCATTCCAAGTCTCCCCCGCCTTCCAGACCGGGGTTCCCGTTGGGCCTGTCATCCCGCCAGGGGGTTCGGGCTACCCGGCTCCCCACGGGCTCATGTGGAAGCGCAAGACCTTCCGGCAGAAGGTCGATCAATGGGTCGAGCAGGACTTCAAGGATCTGTACGAGGAGTTGACCGAATCCAAGGCCAAGAAGGCTGCGGTAAAGGTGGTGAAGCAGTTTGCCAAGCCAGAAGCCAGAGCCACGCCGAAACCGGCTCAGGTCGATTGGGAAAGTTTCAGGCAGGACAAGGAGGCCATCCGCAAGCTCATTGCCCTGTACGAACAGCAGATCGCGCTCTATGACCGATTTGAGCGGGAGCGGCTGGAACTTCTAGAGGATGACGAGGAGGCAATCATGGGGGTGCTGTTTTGAGTGACAAGACTGAATACTTGGAGTTTTGGGGCTACAAGCCCGGAACCCCCGAGGCTGAGACTGCCTGGGAGCAGAAGGTAGCCATGATGCAGGGCAGGCGGTTCATCGACCTTCCCATGATGGCTATCGTCCAGCCGGACATCTGCTACGACTCCCCGATTGACGGGCGTCCGATCACCAACAAGTACGCCCGGCTTGAGGATCTTGCCCGGAACAACTGCCGGGAGTACGACCCCGGCCAGCGGCAGGACTACGACCGGCGGGTGAGTCAGGCCGAGGAGGATCTCGAGAAGGCGTTTGAGAGGTCCATCGACATGGAGATTGCAAAGATGCCCGCCCGGAAGCGGGAGAAGCTGCAAGCAGAACTGGAGGGTGGGGCGACGGTAGAGCCCATCCGACAGACCGCCCCCTTGGCAACCGCAGTCAACTTGGAGAACTGAAATGGCCGACAGCCAAACGCTCGACATCAACGCCGCAACCGATTCCATTGGGGCCGACCTGTTCGGGGGCGGGGAGCCTCTGGAGTCCGCTACCCCTGCCGCCTCGGAGCCTGATGATCTGGAGCTTGAAGTCACGCCCGATGCGAATACGGAGGGTATTGACGAAACACAAGAAGTAGCGGATGCTGCCCCGGAAGGCGCAGCGCCGGTTGAAGAAGTCGTTGCGAAGCCGGTCCCCAAGTCGTGGCCGAAGGAGATGCACGAAGAATGGGGGAAAGTGCCGCCGAAGGTTCAGGAGTATTGGGAAACCCGCGAGAAGCAGATGCTCGACGGGCTCTCGCAATACAAGGAATTCGCTGATGTCGGGAAATCGCTTTCGGGCGTGATCCAGCCGTACATCCCGATGCTTCGTGCTTCGGGGGCTGACCCGGCAAAGGCCGTTGAAGTGCTGCTGAACGCGAACTACCGACTCACGACAGGGCCGGTGGAGAGCCGCAGGCAAGCATTCGTGGAACTAGGCGCTCACTTGGGTCTGGTTCCTCAGCAGAACGTCCCGCAGGAGCATCCCCAAATCAGGGAGCTTCGGCAGCAGCAAGAAGAACTGCGGAACGCATTGACCCGCAGGGAACAACAGGAGTACGAGGCGAAGCGTACAGAGGTTACTTCGCAGTTGGAGGCGTTTGCAAAGGATCATCCGCACCTTGATGACGTAGCCGATGACATCGTTGCGTTCATCAACCAGGGCAATGACCTGCAAACGGCCTACGACAAGGCGGTTTACGCCAACCCCGTGACTCGGGCGAAGGAACTGGATCGCATCCAGAAGGAAGCGAAACAGAAGATGCTTGAGAAGGGCAAGGCTGAGGCTGCTGCTGCACGAAAGGCAACTGCGGCAAACGTCACAAGTCGGGACACCAGCAGGGCTCCTACAGAGCTCATGGGAACGATGGAGGACACCATGAGACAGACGCTCCGCAACATGAAGTCGCGGACCCACTGACATCTGAATAGGAGACAAGCCAAATGGCTTCGCCCAACAGCACGTTTACCGAACTGGTTTCGACCACGTTCCGCAAGCACCGGAAGGAGATCAAGGACAACCTCTCCAACCGCAACGCCCTGCTGAAGTACATGAAGAAGCGCGGCAACATGACCACCAGCGAGGACGGTGGCCTGACCATCGCCACGCCGCTGGACTACGCCGCGAACCAGACCTACCAGCGTTACTCCGATTGGGATGTGCTGAACATCTCCGCGTCGGACGTGATTACCGCCGCCGAGTACCAGTGGCGTCAGATCGCGATCAACGTGGTGGCCTCGGGCCGCGAACTGCGGATCAACTCTGGTGACTCGCGCATCATCAACCTCGCCAAGGCCCGCATCAAGAACGCCCTTCGCACGTTCAACAACAACTTCTCCTCGGACCTGTACTCCTCTGGCTCGCTCACCAACCAGATCAACGGCCTCCAGGCGATCATCGCTGACACGCCGACGAACACGGTTGGCGGCATCGACGCGAACGTGTGGTCCTTCTGGCAGAACACCGTCGTTTCGGCGGCCACCCTGTCTGTCACTCCTTCCGCGACCACCATTGAGAACGGCCTGATGCTTCCGGCTTGGCTCGCTGTGGACCGGGGCCCGGATGACCAGCCTGACCTGATCGTGGCTGACAACAACTACTACCAATTCTTCGAGGGCTCGCAAGTCTCGCTGAAGCGGTACAACGACATGAGCAAGGCTGACGCCGGGTTCGTGACGCTCAAGTACAAGAACGCCGATGTCCTGTACGACGGCAACTCTGGCATCCCTGCGAACCACATGTACTTCGTGAACAGCCAGTACCTGCAACTGGTGACGCATGAGGCTGCGGACTTCACGCAGATGGACGCCCGGACGCCTGTCAACCAAGACGGCGAAGTGATCCCGATCCTCTGGATGGGCAACATCACTTGTTCCAATAGAAAATTGCAGGCTGTCGTAAAAGCCTAATTTTCATACGAAAAACGATCAGGTTAATGGGCATTGTGATATGATTACTCAACTTCAAACCGAAGGGGGTGTCATGTCTCGCGGCAGGTTCGTTGATCGGGTTGGGCAACGCATTGGGAAACTGGTTGTAGAGCGGCGCGGGCCTGCGAAGCCGGAAGGAAGGGCTGTCAGGACTAGTTGGCTTTGCCGCTGCGATTGTGGGAACTCCATCCTTGTTAGCTCTCACAGCCTTAGGGCTGCTGAGCGCGGCGATGGAGGAACGAGGTCTTGCGGGTGCTTGAATCTTTTTAAGGGGCTCAAGCACGGCAAGAGTGGAACTTCGGTTTATGGGATCTGGCACATGATGATCCAGCGTTGCACCAACCCGAAGAACTCGGCCTACAAAAGCTATGGCGGTCGTGGAATCACGGTGTGCGAGAAGTGGATGAGCTTCGCTGGCTTTTATGAGGATATGGGGGATCGTCCAGCCAATCGCACTCTTGATCGCATCGACAACTCCAAGGGTTATTCCAAGGAGAACTGCCGATGGGCTAGCCGGTTGCAACAAAGCAATAACCGGCGCACGAACGTTTACTACACATACTCCGGGAAAACGCAGACTCTCGCTGAATGGTCGCGTGAAACCGGGCTTCATCCCCAATGTATTCGCTCTCGCCTGAACAGCGGATGGACTGTTGAGCAAGCATTGTCCAAAGCCAAACTCAACTAGGAAAGGAATCACATCATGTTTGCACCCATCACTCCCATCGCTGGCGACCAGCCCTTCAACGACTGGTTCGCTCCCGACACCACGCAGCGGCAGGCCCTCGGGCTCGTCGTGGACGCCGTTGACCCGTATTGGGGCTACGGCAAGTTCATGTACATCAAGTCGAACGATGCCATCATCAAGGGCTCGCTCGTCATCGTCGGGACGGCTCCGACCTACCTCGGCACCCTCCTGCCCTCTACGGCCAACCTTGGCGCTCCGTTCGGTGTTGCCATGGCCCCGATGGCTTCGGGCACCTACGGCTGGATTCAAGTCGCGGGTGGCTGCGTGTACAAGACGAGCGCGACGGTTGCTGCGGATGCTGCGGTTGGCATCGGCACGGCTGGCATGGTCGGCGCGTACTCCGCCGGCAAGGGCATGGTGAACGTCCACAACCTGAAGTCGGCTACCGCGACCACCACGGTCACGGCCCAGACCACCAACGGGACGGGCGTTCTCAAGACCAACGGCTACGACGGGTTCTTCCTCGGCATGGCGCTTTCGGGTACCGGCATCCCGGCCTCGACCGTCGTGGCGAAGCTGGACCCGGACGGTCAGACGATCTACACCGGCTCGGCCATCGGGACTCTTGGCGACAAGAACTCGACGGCTACCGGCTCGATCACGCTGACCGGCACCTACACCGGCTACGGTCACGGGATCATCATGTTCCCGTCCACCATGGCTGCCGTGGCGTAACAAGCAAGCCCCTTCGGGGGCTTGTCAGGGGGTCTATCTCGGGCCTCCTGACAAGCCAAAGGAGATTTCATGCTGGACATGGATCGCAAGGAACGCCCGCCCTATGTGCGTTTCGAGAGGGTCGCCGTGGAGGATGTCCCTGCTTCAAAGGCTGCGGGCCGTTGCGTGATGAAGGATGTGGACTTCGCCCTCGTCACCCCGCCCTACTCGAAAGACATCTTCAAGCAGGAGGCCAAGGATTGGCTTGTGGAGATGAAGCGGGCTGTGGACGCCCAACGGCTCCCGCCTGAGTGGTACAAGCAATTCGTGGACTCTTTCGACGCCTGGAAGCGGGGGCAGGAAGTCCCGTTGAACGGCACTCCCATCCGTGGGTGGGGCGTCATCTCGCCGGCTCACCAAGAGAACCTGATTCGCCTGAACATCCTCACCGTTGAGGATCTGGCTGCCATGAACGCCGAGGGCCAGTCCCGCGTCGGGATGGGTGCTCTGGATCTCCAGCGGAAGGCCCAGGCGTGGCTCGAGCAGCTTCAGGACAAGGGACCGCTCACGATGAAGGTGTCGGCTCTGGAGTCTGAGAACGACCTGCTTCGCGGGAACATCTCGACTCTGGAGCGGCAGGTTCAGGAGCTTCAGCAGGCTGTTCGTGCGATGGGGCATATCCCGCAGCAGCAGGTTGTCACGCTGAGTCCCGGCATCAATGCCACGGACATTCTTGATGAGCCCGCCGAGGATTTGGCGAAGCAGTACGAGGCCAAGTTCGGCAAGCCGCCTCATCATCGGATGAAGGAAGAAACCATCCGGGAAGCCCTCGCGGAGTAACCCATGAGCCTGCTCACCATCGTCCAGAATGTGTGTCGGCGCCAGAACCTCGATGTTCCGACCACGGTCATTGGATCGTCGGATGAGCAGGTTCTTCAGATTCGTGCGCTGCTTGAGGAGGAGGGAAACGACCTAGCCGCCCGCGCCCTCTGGCAGGTTCTCCAGAAGGAAGCCACCCTAACCACGACTGCCACGCAGTCCCAGGGGACGATGGACACGCTCTGTCCTGACGGTTTCCGGTTCATCATCAACAACACGATCTGGAGCCGCACCCGCCGGTTGCCTGTTTCGGGCCCGATGGATGCCAAAGAGTGGCAGGAACTCAAGGCCATGTTCGTCAATGGCCCGTACTACCGCCACCGGATTCGCGGCAACGAACTGCTGGTGAACCCTGTCCCGCCGGCTGGCGAGGATTGGGCTTTCGAGTACGTTTCCGACAACTGGATCGTTGACTCGGCTGGCACGACCTTCAAGCAGTATTTCACCGCTGACGATGACGAGCCGCTGCTTGAGCAGACGCTTCTCATTGCGGGGCTTCGCTGGCGGTGGAAGAAGGAGAAGGGGCTGGACTACGCCGAGGACTTCCGAACCTACGAGAATCAGGTTCAGGATGCCATTGGCCGGGATGGTGGCAAGAAGATCCTCCAGATGGACGGGGTGACTCGCGGGATGCGTCCTGGCATTTGGGTGGCTCCTGGCAACTGGTTCAATCCGTGAGTGCGCCTTCCGACCGGGTGAGGGTCAAGACGGGGGTTCCGGTAGCCTCCGATTTCGCCTCATCGGTTGGAACCCCGATCGTCATCGACGATACGGCCAGTACCGGCACCGCCTACTTCATGGATGCGGGCGGGACGATAGTTCCCCTTGGAAGGCCCCTGCGAGGCTCCTGGACTCCCGTCCTCACCTTCGTCACGCCGGGTGACTTGGCTGTGACCTACGCTTCCCAACTCGCCTATTACGAGCAGATCGGGAAGCAGATGACGGTTCACTTCGCCATCAACACTTCCGCGTTCACCCACACCACGGCTGCGGGGGACTTGAAGATCACCGGCATACCGGCTGCCGTTGGTGCCTATTCTCTGGCCCGCTTCCAAGGCTCCATGCGCTTCGGCGGGATCACCAAGGCGGGCTACACCAATTTCACGGTGGACGCCACGGCGGGCAACAACTTCCTCATCTTCTCAGCCGGCGGGTCTGGTGTCGCGGCTTCGACCGTGACGGCGGCTGACATGCCCACTGGCGGGACCGTCGTTCTTCGCGGGTCCGTTACCTACTTCATTGACTGATGCGTACCCCACTTAGACAGAAGAACCGCCTCGCAAGGGGACAGACTGCCTCCACGCAGACCATCCCCGCTCCGGTGGGTGGATGGAACGCAAGGGACGCTCTGGCTCAGATGCCTCCCACGGATGCGGTCATCCTCGAGAACTGGTTTCCGGGGACTTCCTACTGCCAGATCCGTGGCGGGTATACCTCCCACGCCACCGGCATGACCGGGAATGGCAAGACGCTCGCCACCTACAATGCCCTGAGCGGTACGAACTCCATGTTCGCCTACACCGCCTCGGGTATCTACGATGTGACGAGCGCCGGGGCTGTAGGGGCTTCCAAGCTCACTCGGACGAACGGCAAGCACATCTGGATCGACTTCGGGGATGGGACGAGCAACTACCTCATCGCCGTGAATGGGGTGGACAAGCCTGCCTACTTCGACGGGGCCACTTGGACGGCTGTGGATGGAGCTTCCACCCCGGCCCTTACCGGCATCACCACGACCACGATCTGCTATGTCCAGGCGTTCAAGGGCCGGCTGATCTTCTTGGTCAACAACTCGCTCTCCTTCTACTACCTCGCTGCCGGTGCTGCCGGTGGTGCCCTGACTCGCTTCCAGCTTGATGGGGAATGCGTGAGGGGCGGCTACCTGATGGCGGTGGGGACGCTGACCATTGATGCCGGTGATGGCCCGGATGACCGGATCGTGTTCATCACGAGCGAGGGGGAGGCTATCGTCTACCAAGGCACGAACCCTTCCTCTGCCGCTTCGTGGACGAAGGTCGGTGCCTACTACATCGGGCGTCCCATTGGCCGGCGGTGCCTCCAGAAGATGGGCGGGGACTTGATCCTCCTCACGCAGAACGGGGCCTTCCCGCTCACCAAGGCGATCCAGAGCAATGTGATCGACAACAAGGAAGCCCTGTCCTTCAAGATCGAAAACGCTTTCACGGACGCTGCCAAGCTCTACTACTCGGTGTTCGGGTGGCGCTCCATCGTGTTCCCCAAGCAGTCTGCCCTGATCGTGAACGTCCCGGTCGCGGAAGATGGGACGCACTACCAATATGTGATGAACACGATCACGAAGTCTTGGTGCAAGTTCTCAGGGTGGAACGCCGAGGACTTCGCCGTGTTGAACAACGAACTGTACTTCACCAGCGGGACGTCAGTCGTGAAGGCTTGGGTTGAGGAGCAGCCTGACGGCACGACGGATGTTGTGGCGTATGGGAAGCCTGCCTTCACCTACTTCGGCAAGCCCGGTACGCAGAAGCAGGTCAAGATGTTCCGGCCCGTTCTCGAGACAAACGGCACCCTGACCTTCCTCGCCGGGGTGGATGTGGACTTCAATGAAAAGACCCTTGCCGGGAGTGCGACCTACACGCCTTCCGCTCTTGCCTTGTGGGGTACGGCCCTGTGGGGCTCTGCCCTATGGGGAAGTGGTCTTGGAACGGTGAAACGGTGGGTGAGCCCTGCGTGTCCTCCGGGATATACCGCAACCGGCAAGATCAAGGTATCTACCCGGAAGCTGACCATTCGTTGGCTCTCCAACGACTATATCTTTGAAGTCGGTGGCCCGATGTGATTTTCCAGCTTGAGAACCTTTCAAGCTGTTGGGGTGAGGTATGGGGCCTTGCCATGAAGTGCATGACGGAGAAGGGGCTTATCTATCACCCCGACTACCAGCGGTACAAGGAGTACGAGCAATGCGACAACTTGTACATCGTGACGGTGCGGACCAGGGAGAGGGAGATGGTTGGGTTCGCGATGATGTATGTGTTCCGTTCGATGCACACGCAGATGCTCGGGGCGCAGGAGGACTTGTTCTATCTCCTGCCGGATTATCGGAAGGGCTGGACTGCCTTGAGGTTACTCAGGGAAGTCGAGGACGAAGCTCGCAGGCGAGGGTGTTCGGAGGTCAGCATGGTGACTGAAATCGGTTCCGTGGCGGGGGCTATACTTGACGCCAAGGGATATGCTATAACCTCCCGTAATCATCGCAAGATCCTGCGGGCCGACAGCCCTGTTTCCACCATTGGAAAGGCTGTCGCATGAACCCCTACCCGCAACCCAAGTCTGGAACTCAAAGCCCTGCCGGGACCACTCAGCAGATGGCTCCGGGCGGGAACTTCACGAACACCAACATCGACCCCTCCGGGACGAGCCCTCAAGCGGCCACCCCGAACACGGTCCTTGTCACCCCGCAGAACGCGGGCACCTACGGGTTCGACCGGATCGGTTCCACGATCAACACGGACACCGGGGGAATCGTCAACCCGTTCTCCGGGCCGGCTGACGGCCTTGGTGGTGGCCGGGATGCCCGGAATGCCCAAGTCCAGACCAACGCCATCCGCAACCCGAATCCGGTTTCGGCGGGCTACCAGCAGATCATGTCGGACCCGGCGGCTCGGGCCTGGAACGAGCGGATGCTTTCCGACCCGCAGTGGGCTCAGGAGCAAATGCGGGGACAATGGGCTACGCAGGGGCGCGGGGATACGGTTGCCGGCGGGTATGTGGCCCCGGCCCCCTACACCAATACTGCCCCCCGGCCTACGACCCCATACGGCAACTACGGGGTGGGCGGGCAGCCCGGTGGTCCCACGACCCCGACCACGCCGACCACTCCCACCACGCCTACGGTAGCCCCGCCCCGGACTCCCACCACCCCGGCTACGCCTACCACGCCGACTACACCCACGACTCCTGCCGCGCCGACTACGCCGGCCTCGTCGGGTAGCGGGGTAAATCCGTTCACGAACAGCAACTCATCGGGCTCCTTCAACATGCCCAAGGTGACGGCTGCCCAATATGCTCCTACCGCTCGCGGAGGCGTGGTGAATGCCCTGATGCGGCAGTTCGACAAGAGGTACTGGTAAGTGCCTTCCAACGCTGACGCCCTCTGGCGCTCGCGTATCTACCAGACTCCTAGCGGGGGCGCGCCTGCGGACGATCTGCCGGATTGGCTCAAGAGCCAGTTCACGCAGACTTCCGGGCAATTCCAGCGGGAAGATGGCTCGACGGGTGAGAACTGGCTTCAGCCGGGGCACATCATCCGGGACGCCAACGGCAACCGGGTAGTGATGCTTGGCGATAACGGCCAGATTCAGGACACCAACGACCTCGCGATGAACCCGGATTACGATCCGGGGCAGCATTCCTACTACGACCCGAATCTCGGATGGGTGGCGTCGGCTGACTATGTGAACGACTCCCCATGGCAGAAGACTCACTCTCGCAACAAGGCGATTGCCGCTACCGTCATGGCAGCGATGGCCGGAGCGGGGGCGTATGGGGCTGCTGCTGGCGGTGCCGGGGCGGGGGCTGAAACCGGCTTGGGGCTTGATGCCCTGGAAACCTTCACGGCGACCAATCCCGGATGGGAGGCAGCCTACGCGGCTGGCGAGGTTGGCACGGGGGCGGGAGCGGGGTGGGAAGGGCTCGGTGCTGGCGACGGCATGACTCCCCCTGATGGGTGGTCATTCGATGGCGGGATGGCTTTTGAGCAATCGCCTATCCCATCGCTTGATGATCTTGGCGTTAACCCCAACACGGGCGGCGGAACGTTTGAAGGGACGGGATGGACGCCTGAATCGGCTCCCACGGGCAATCCGTTCAGTGCCCGCGACATGATCCGTGGAGCGAATACCCTGCGTAGTGTCTTGGGCGGTGGAGGGGGTGGACAGGGGCAAGGACAAGGTGGGATGCCGATCATGGGCGGGTTTGGTTCTTCCCCTAGGATCGGAGACCACAAGCAGGACAACGACCCGTTTGGCTTGAAGGCTAGCGGGTGGGGCGGCGGCTTCGTGAAGGAAGATCCGAAGCAGAAGATTGCACAGGCGCTCATGGAGCGCAATCCTTGGAGCTACACCGGATGAGATCAAGCCAACCTCCTGCCAGCCCGAACTACCGTGGGGCTGCGACTGCTCAGGGTAGCGAGAACGAACGCGCTGCCACCCGCCAATCGACCCTCAACAACCCGAACTTCAACGGGATCGGGGGCTCGCAGACCATCACCACCGGCCCCGATGGGCGTCCGGTCATCACCCAATCGCTCTCCCCTGAGCAGCGTCGGCTCTACGAGCAGTCGAACGCCAACCAAGGGGGCGCGGCTGAACTCGCCGGTCGGTTCCTTGCCAACGGGCAGGCGGGCTCCCCGCTGGACATCTCGAGCCTGGGGGCTATGCCTTCGGACTACGAGGGGACTCGCCAACGGGTGATCGACGCCATGATGAGCCGGGCGAATACGGCCATCGACCAAGAGGGAGACCAACTCAACTCGGATCTGGTTGCTCGGGGATTGCGTCCCGGCACGGAAGCCTACGAGCGGGAGCGGGATGCTCTGGCCCGGAAGGAAAACGACTTCCGGCAACAGGCTGAGATTGCCGGTGGGAATGCCGCTTCCCAAGCCCTCCAAGGTGACTTGGCGCGTCGGGCCTCGGGCATGAACGAGCTTGTCGCCCAACGGCAGATTCCGATGAGCGAGTTTGCGACCCTCATGAATGGCTCCCGGTTCCAGATGCCAACGATGCCGGGTTATCAGGGCAACACGCAGGTTGCCCCGGCTCCGATCTACGGGGCTGAGACTGCTCAGGGCAACTACGATGTGGATGTGTGGAACGCCATGATGCAGCAGCGCAACTCGCAACTGAACGGCGGCGTTGGGATTCTCGGTGGAATCCTCGGGTCCAACGGAAACTCCATCGGCGGGAACCTCCTGAACAGGGGCATCAACTATGTCGGCAACAACGCCGGCAACTGGTGGGACAGTCTGTTCGGTGGCAGCAACCAGAACTCCGGGCCGACCGACTACACCGACATCTTTGATTACTACGGTCCATGAGCGATCCCTACGGCCTTAGCGCCTCAGAACTCCCGCCGGAACTCATTGCCCAACTTGTCGGCTCGCAGGGCCAGAAGGCCATTGCCGAGGCGATGCTGCGCCAATCCATGCAACCCCTTGAGGCACAGCAAGCCAAGGGGCGCTTCCAAGGCGTTGTGAGCCCCCTGGAGGCTATCGCCAAGCTGGTACAGGGCGGTGTGGCTCGGGGGAACCTTAGCGCCGCTGAGAAACAGATGGCCGGTGTTGCACAGCAGCAGCAAGAGGGGCTGCAATCGGCCATGCAGAAGTACCAAGAGATGAAAGCCGGAACCCCGAAGCCGATGATCTCGGATGACTTTGATGGGGCTCCTGCCATGACTACGGGTTCCCCGAATCCTGAGGACGCCCTGGCCTTTGCCTCAACCAATCCGTACCTGAAGCGCAATAAGATCGTGGATGCCGAGATCAAGGCTTGGGAGAAGTCCCGCGAGCCCTACACTCTCGCCAAGGATGCCATGAGGGTTGAGCCTGGGAGGTCCCCCGTGACCAACAAGGGGCCTGTTAAGCCCATGGTGGAACACAATTTCCCGCTTGGCAGCAAGGATGGCGTTCCGATGGTGCAGTCCCACATCAGCCTTGATGAGGGCAAGACTTGGCAGCCGATGCCGGGGAGTCAGCCGGTTCCCAAGTTTGCGCCCAAGAACGATCCGGGGGAGCGTCCGTTCTACCAAGCCATCCCGACTACGGACGGCATCATGGCCTTCAACGCCCGTACCGGGAAGATGGAACCGATGGCCGGTCCTCAGGGCGGGCCTCTTGTCAAGCCTACGGATGACGCTTCTACCCAAGCAAGGATCGCGGCTGGCAAGGAAGGCGGAAAAGAGGGAGCCAAGGCGAACCAAGTGCAGTACGAGTCGGCGCAGTCTGCGGCTGACAACTTGGCGAAGATCGACAAGTTCATCAACCACATGAAAACCTCCAATGCCATCACCGGCATGGGGGCTGATGCCTTCAAGAACATTGAGCGGGCCAAGGCGATGGTCACGAACAGCATCAAGGCTGGCAAGACGGTTTCCGACACCGAGATCGCGGACATTATGATGGGCGCGGAAGTGTTCCCGCTCATCAAGGAACTCGGCATCGGTGCGCGAGGCATGGATACGCCGGCTGAACGGGAGTTCATGCGGAACGTCCTCACCGGCACCATCAACCTGAATAAGGACACGCTCTTGCAGATGGCGAACATCCGCAAGGCTGTCGCGGAGCGCACCGTCCAGCGGTTCAACGAGCGCGTTGACAAGGGCGAACTGGACAACTGGTTCCGCGATGCGGGGCGAACCAAGCAGAAGTTTGGCGTTCCTGCCATTCCGCCGGAAGTCCTCGCTGCTGACAAGGCTGGAAAGCCTTTCGTGGCTACCCAAGCGCCGGGAGGTCAGGTGTCCTTCCAGGCCCCTCCAGGTATCGACCCGAAGGTGTGGGCCGTCATGACGCCTGAAGAACGGAAACTGTTTCAGTAATGGAACTGACCCTCGAACAGAAGCGGGCTCTCGCTCTTGCCAATGCGCGGCTTCGCGTACAGCAAGCGCCCCCGCCTCCCAAGGACAAGTCCGCTCTCGACTACATCAAGGACGTGGCGGGGGCGGCTATTGAGCCCAACCTCGCCCTGATGAGCGGTGCCGTCGCTACCCCTCTGGCTGGCATTGCAGGGCTGGTGAGCGCCGGGGCGAATGCCCTTGGGTCGGACAGCTTCGGCAAGCCCGATGAGGTGGTGAGGAACGTCCAGAGCAAGCTGACCTACCAACCTGGGACTGAGGCGGGCAAGGATGCCCTTGGAGCTATTGCCTACCCCTTTGAGAAACTTGCCGAAGGCGCTGACTACCTCGGGGGGAAGGCGACTGACCTGACCGGAAGCCCTGCCATTGGCGCTGCCGTCAACACGGCGGTCAATGTGCTGCCCTCTGCTGTGGGTGGTGTGGCGGGGATTGCTCGAGGCGGGCCTTCGACCATCGGCGGTGTGCTTGACGCCGGCTCTAGGAAACTCATGCAGAGCGCCCTGAAGCCGACCTCTAAGGACATGGCCCTTGGCAAGGGGGATCGTGCGATCACGACCCTTCTGGACGAGGGGATGCTGGTCAACAAGGGCTCGGAAGCCAAGCTCGGGCAGATGGCAGACGCCATCAACAGGCAGGTTGCGGACATCATCGCCAACTCCAACGGTACGGTGAGCCGGGCTGATGCCTTGCGCCAACTGACGGGCTCCTACAACCGGGCCTACAACCAAGTGGCTCCGGATGCCCATGTGGCGGCTGTCAGGCGGGTTGAGGATCAGTTCCTGAACCATCCTGCCATCGCCGGAAACGACATCCCGGTTCAGCAGGCCCAGAAGCTCAAGCAGGGCACCTACCAGAACCTGAAGGACAGCTACGGGCAACTGAGCATGGGCGAGGAGGCGGCTCAGAAGGATCTCGCCAGGGGCCTTCGGCTTGGCATCGAACAGGCAGAGCCTTCCGTGGCTCCGCTGAATGCTCGGGCGGGTGACTTGATGAATGCCCGCAACGTGCTATCTCGCCGGAACGATGTTTCTGGCAACTCCAACATCGGTGGCCTTGCTGCGCTTGCTTCGTCAAATCCCGGAGTCTTGGCGTTCCTCCTGGACAAGTGGGATTGGAGCAAGTCCCTTGGCGCTCGGACGATGAGGCCGGGCAAGAACGGACTCCTGAACGACGAGGCGGTTGCAGCCGGTTCGATGCCCCGTTCGTTTGATGATGACACGCAAGCCCGCAAGGCTCTTATCGACGCCTTGCTGAATATGCAGGGCAATTAGGAGCGGCACATGTCTTGGAATGGTTCGGGTACTTTTCAGATCAACTCCTCCGGTCAGCCGGTTGTTGCCGGCACGGTCATTTCGGACTCGGTATTCAATGCCCTGACGGCTGACTTGGCCTCTGGCCTGTCCAACTGCATCACCAAGGATGGGCAGCAGACCGTGACGGCTAACATTCCGATGGCGGGGTTCAAGTTCACCGGCCTTGGCAGGGGTACGGCATCGACTGACTCGGCGCGGATGGACAACGCCATGATTCAGGATGTGTGCGAATGCCGCATTTCGGCCAGCACCACGGTTGCCGTCCCGACCTCGGATGTGACTGCGGCTACCTTCATCACGGCCATCCCCTACAAGGGGACCAAGATCGCGCTCTACAACGGGACGCAATGGATTCTCTCGACGCTCTCGAGTCCGGTTTCCGGTGCCATCCCCGCGACCACCAACACGAACTACGATGTGTACGCCTTTGATTCGTCAGGCACGGTCCAACTGAACGCCGTTGCGTGGGCGAGTGACACGGCCCGCACCTTTGCCCTGACCACCCAAGACGGCGTTCTGGTCAACCCGACCAACTCGCTCCAGCGATACCTCGGTACTTTCCGCACCACAACGGTTGCCGGCCAGACCGAGGACTCCCGTACCAAGCGGTTCGTGTGGAACTACTACAACCGGGTTCGCCGTGCGATGCGGGTTCTTCCGGGCTCCAACTGGACTTACGACTCAGCGACCATTCGCCAAGCAAACAACTCCACCACGAACCAGTTGGCCTACGTCATCGGTTGGCAAGAGGACTCGGTTGAGTTCTCCGTCCACGGGTGGACTAGCAACAGCACGGGCGGGGCAAGGGCGGCATCGTTCGGCATCGGCCTGAGTTCGACTACTGCCGTGTCGGGTGATTGCATCTGCCAAGGGACGGCTGGAATTGCCGCCTCCCCGGCTGATGAGATCCATCCGCTTTCCGCGAGGCTCAACACGATGCCAACTCTTGGCTATCAGTACGCAACTTGGCTCGAGACTTCCAACACCACGGCCACCAACACCTTCTACTACCAGCTTGGGGCGATGACTCAGTCCGGCATGACCGGGAGCATCTTGGCATAACCTCGGGGCATAGAATCCCCCTGGTCAAAAACAACCCTGCAAAGAAGAACAGACACCCTTCCAATAAACGCATAGGGAACACCATGGCACTCGAAATCATTGTTGTAGTGGCTCTCCTTGCCATCCTTGTGGTGGCATGGTTCTTCAACCGTAAGGAAAAGCAGGATGCCAACCAGCCCAAGAGTGGCGGTGGCCCAGGTGAGGAACAGGACGGCGGCGGTCCGTGAAGGCGCTTGCGTTCATCCTGCTCATCGGGGTGTTCGTTCGTCATTCAGCCCACAACTGGCTTCTGTCGGACGGCTACTCCCCCGCTGCCATCTACTACATGCTAGGCGGCATGTGGGAGGCAACCCTGTGCCTCGTTCTGGCATGGGTGGCCTATGGTTATCGCTACTCCATCTGGCGGGGAATCCTCACCGCCGCCCTGTTCATCGGGGCTTTGGAGGGATTTCAGACCACCGGCTGCCGCCTCGCCATCACGGACATCAAGGCGGTTCCACGTGGAGCCAACTTGTGCGACTACGCGACCGGGTTCCCGGTTGGCGCAGTCACCACAAGCGTCTACCTCCTGGGGCTGTGTTGGATGATCGGGAGGGCCTTGCGTGGGCGATCCGCCTGATGTCGTTACCCTCCTCATCGCGCTGGTCGCTCTCATCGCGAGCAAGGAAATCGCCCACCTTGTCGGGCCGTATGCCGCCATCGTGGTTCTCGCCTGTGCCGGGGCAGCCCTATCGCTATCCGGTCACGATGAGGACATCAAAGGCGGTGATGCAGCCCTCTACATCGGTGTACGGGTTCTTGTCGCCGTGGTACTGACCGTAACCCTTGCGGAGCTTCTGCAAGTAGCCATGCCGTGGCTCAAACCTCGGTACACGCTGGTTCCGTTGGCGTTCGGGATCGGCTGGATTCGTGATTACCGGGCCATTAGGAAGTGGATTGGAGGCGTCATCTCTAGGGCCGTGGAGAAGCGTTCGTGAATCGTGCGGAATTGCTCATCGTCGGTGCCAACTTGCTTGTCTGTGCAGGCGGGATGTGGGTTTGCATCTGCCGCATGGGGCTCATGTCGAGCCGCACCACGAAGCTATCCATCCGCATCCAGTACGCCATCTGGTTCGCCATGTTCGTCGCCTCCGGGATCTCTTGGACTTACGACGATCCGGCCTCAATAACCCAACTAGCCATGACGGCTTCCGTTCTGGGGCACCTGCTCATCGGGACCGATGCATGGCGATACGGCCCTCCCGACTACACCATTCGCCACGCGGGGGCTGATTGATGGATGCAGACCGGCAGAAGATCGTTGAAGCCATGACCAAGAAGAAGCTGAACATCCAGACCAACATGGGGCCTCCTGAGCCTCCCAAGGAGCGTAGCTTCCTCCAGATCCTCAAGGAGGAGTTGACTGAGCCTCCTAGGCAGACCATCCACCGGGTTGTCAGAGGGTGAATCGAGCCGACCTACAGGAAGCCCTGTCGCTCAAGAATGTGCGGGCGTTCCTGCGGGCGATCAGGAACGGGGAGTCATCCCAACTCGACTCTGCCTACCGGCTCGAGAACGGCGGCAGGCTTCTCCCGGAGTGTCCGGTTGAGCATCCATCCAAGGGGCTAAAGAGCCCTCCAGGCAAGGCATTTGGCGCTTACCAGTTCCTTGCCTCAACATGGGCTGGATTGGTAAAGCAGTACGGCTTCACGGATATGTCCCCTCAATCGCAGGACGAGGGGGCTGTAGCCCTCATAGCCGAACGCAAGGGGGCTCTGGCTGCGGTCAAGGAGGGCAGGTTCGATGAGGCTTGCCGAATCCTGCATCCGGTCTGGACTTCCCTTCCCGGAGGTTCGGAGGAGAACAAGCTGACCGCCAATGCGCGTTCCACCTACGAGGCATGGGGTGGGGCGTATTTCAACCCCGATTCACTCGAAACCGAACACTACGAGGCTCCCATGGCATTCCCCATCATCCCACTGCTGACTGCGTTTGGCCCGGAACTGGTCAAGCTCATCCCCCAATTCGCCTCCATGTTCGGCTCGGGATCGGAGGTTCAGATCAGGAACGCCAAGGCAGCGGAAGCGGCTGTCTCTGCCGTGGTTCAGGCTACGAACTCCCCCAACCTCCAAGCTGCCATCGAGAAGATGCAGGCAGACCCGGAAGCGGCCAAGGCGGCTCAGATCGCGGCGGCTGAGGTACTGGCCCTGGTGGAGGTCGGTGGGGGGATTGTGGAGGCTAGGAAGGCGTCCTATGACGCTTCCCAAGTGGATTGGTGGAAGAACCCCGCCGTCATCGTCGCCATCCTCGTCCTGCCGCTCGTCTACATGGTGGTGAGTGCCGTCGTGTTCGGGGCGGGCGGGCAAACGTGGTCGGACGATGTGAAAACCCTGACCGTCACCGCCATCCTCTCCGGGGCCTTGGGCTCCATCACCGGCTTCTTCCTTGGTTCCAGCCTTGGAAGCCAACGCAAGACCAACATTCTCGCCAAGGAGTAGCCATGACTGCCGCCGAAAAGCTCGACCAAGCCATCGCCCTGCTGAACGAAGTCAAGGCCGGCCTGTACCCGGCTTCCGCTCCTCAAGACCCGGTGAAGCCCTGGACCCCTCTGGGTGGAGTGCTTCCAGAACAGGTCGGGAACCAAGCCCCCATGCCCCGCTGCTTCGACACCCATCGGGTCATCTGGACCGCAGCCGAGAGAGGAGATCCGACCATCGAGGGCGGTCCTCCCCTGTTCGTGGACGGGATCTCGGGCTGGCCGGGCCCGGATGGCAAGGCTTTCCGTATGGGCAACTACCAGAGGAAGGGCACACAAGCCGTGTTCGATGTCATCAATTGGTTCGACAGCCAATCGCCGGAATGCAGGGCCTGGAAGCTCTGCGAAGGGGTCGCCCCGTTCCTGCCTCGTGTCGCCCCGGCGATGTACCCGCTATCGAAGTAGCTACTCGCCCCTCCGTATGGCTGCTGCTCTACGCTTTGCGCTCTGCTCGGCGTTGCATCTAGCGCATTGCACGCTATACCCACCGACCTTCCCGTAGTAGCGGCATGGGCGAGCCTTGCATTTCCGGCATATCGGCGCTTTCATTTCCCCGGATCCTTGTAGACGATCTCCACGGGCACGACGCGCTCGCCGCTGGTGGCGTCTGCCCATGCTTGTGCAGCACGCTTTGTTTGGAGAATGTCGGCAACCTTGTCGCCAATATCTGCCGTCGAAATCCAAATTGACCCGCGCTTATCCACCACCGCCCACGCCTTAACGCGCTTCATTCGCCCCTCCTGATTGCGGCGGCGCAGTGGTCAAAACTTGGATGCCAGTAAGCGTCGCTCAATCCCCCAAGTCTCTCGCACACCTTGGCGCACCGCTCCCTCTCCTGCGCTACTGCGGCTTCCTTCTCGGCCTTGTAGCTCTCGGCCAGGGCCTCGGCGCGGTCACGTTGGACTATCACCGGAACGTTCTGCTTGGTGGTTTTAACGGCTCGCTGGCAAAGCCCGATGATCTCGCTCGCAACGAACGTATCGCCGCTCTCGCAGCAAACGACGATCCGTTGGAACTCGTCTGCCATCAGGTCCGCGAAGTTTTCCAACTCTCGCACCCGTTCCTCGGCGCGTTGGTAGCGCCCTACAGCGGCAGACAGATCGAGAACGAGGGACTTCACGCGATCCCTCGCGCTATCGCGGTCCTCCTGCGCGGCGGCGAGTTGCTGCCGTAATTCGTTCTTCTCTTGCGCGTGGGCCATTTCCACATTGGTTTGCGCCATGCGCTCGCGTACCAGCTCCTCCTGCGCGGCGGCGAGTTCGGTGCGAAGTTTCATTTCCGCGTTTACAGCCCGCTCAACATCGGAAAGGGACGCGCTTCGGTAGTCCTCGTGAATTTGGCGAGCATCGGCTGCGCTTTCCGGCGTGTTCGCCATCGCCACAACCCCGCAAGCAACAAGCCTCATGCGCTCGCGTTCCAGTTCCTCCTGCGCGGAGGCGAGGTCGCTCTGCAATTCTCCGTGCGTCTTGAATAGCGAGGCATACGACGCCTCAAGATCGTTAATCTCGTCGGCAACTGCATCGCAAAATCCCCATCCATGATTCGCGGCAAGGTCGCGCAGCGCATCTTCGTGAACGCTCATTTTTGCTCTCCAACGAACACGACAAGTTGCGGGTTGGTATTCTGGATCGGCACAGTAGCTTCGTGCGCGGCCATGAACCCAAGAAGATCAAGCGCGGCATTAGTCAGTCGCTTTTCCAAAGCCGCACGGTCAATATCCCATTGCGTCGGCGTGGTCATGGCTTCTCCCGTGCGGAGTCGATGGCGGCCTTGTCAGCCCTGCGGACGCTATCAATCGCGCTCGCCATCTTTGCTCTGATGTGCATTAGCGCTTCGTCCTCGTCACTTCCATCGCCCTCTACTGTTTTCATTACATCGAGCGCGGCGTTCATAATGTCGGCCATTACGCGCAACCTCCCACGTTGCTCGTCGCGTTGTCGCTGCATATCGCAGTAAAGGTGCCCGTGGTCATCCCCCATAAGCCCGCCATTGGTAACAATGCACTGTCCTGCCGCCAGTGATGAAGCGTCTGCTTCCGATTGCGCGAGCCGCTCCTGCAATCGCCGGAATTGCCGTGTGTTCCCTTCGCGTTCTTCCTTAAATCGGGCTAGTTCCGCCTCTTTCTGCGCGGCCCGTTCCTCTGCGCGTTGGCGGGCCTCCTGCGCGGAGGCGAGGTCGCGCTCTAGCTGGCGGGTAAATTCGATTCCCTCGCAATCGGAATAGATTGATGCGTAGTAGGCATCCGTCCTCGGCGTCGGCGTGGTCATGTTCTGTTGCGTGAATGACGATTGCGATTTGTGGACGCAGCGCCCGCTAGTAGACGGGCAATCCGTTCCAACGCGCACGGTATCCGAACCGCACGGATGGCCCGTTACAACGCAAAGCGGACGGTTATCAGGTAATAGCGTCGGCGTGGTCATGGCGCATCCTTCGGGTGGGCGGCGCGGAGAGGGAATTCTTCGCGGTATGCTGAAACAAGTTTGTCGCTCGTGACGCTTCTCAAGTACCCGGAAAGATATGCGGCCATTGCTTCCGCGTGATACTCAAGCGCGGCGATGCGGGCGGCAGCGGTGTATATCACTTCCAGTTGGTTGCCGGAGGCGACTATTCGGTAAGACTCCATTCCGCATTGCTGACCTCCTGCGCCAGATGGAAATGGCTTTGCGGATTCGCGAAGCGCGTGCAACTCCCGCACCACCTCATCGCCGCTCGACTCTGCGTTGGCCTTCACGCGCTCGATCTCCTGGCGCTGCGCGAGGATCAGGGCGGCGGCGCGTTTCATTACGTCAGGCGCGACGCTGAATTGCCCATACACGGCGATATAGTCGATGGCCTCACGCAACTCCCGCACCACCTCATCGCCGCTCGACTCTGCGTTGGCCTTCACGCTCGCCAACTCGGCTTTGAGCGCGGCCCTCTCCTGCGCGTCCAGCGTGATGCGGGCGGCGGCTTCCTCCATCGTTTCCGCTTGGTCGCATTGGCCCATGCGCCGACTCACCCTAGCGTCAGAGCGCAAATTGCATACAACGTCATCCCCGCTCGACTCCACGCTGGCGAGGAGCGACAGGGCGCGGAGGATGATCTGCCTTGCGTCAGGTTCAAACAGGTTTGACGCTTCCAGCCAGTCATGCAACTCTTTCGCGGTGTGCATGGCTAGTCCTAGATTTCGATGGGGCCTGCGACTTTGCGCCAATGATTCATGTTCGGAGTTTGCTCGACAGGAATAGCGAGTAGATTGCCTACGCCAGTTTCCCAAATATTCACCATCCGCTTCTTCCTCTGCGGCGCGATGGAAGCGAGGGCGTAAAGGGCCTTTGCTGAATCACGAATGTTGTCTAATGAAGATAAGTCCTCCAACCTCTCCCGCGTCAACTCGCTCGGCCACTCGACCACATGCTTTCCTTCCAGCCAGTCGAGATATTCGAGGACGGTACATTCGCAATCCGGGGTATCCGCGCCCATGCTCAACCGCATCCGCTCGATCGCTTCCTTCGGTCGTTCCATTAGCCCTCCCTTATTCGCAGTTCATTGCCTGGACAACCTCACGCCGGCCATGATCCCGGCCAAGCTCGTAGAGGTTGATTCCGATCAGGATCACGACCATCACGACAGCCATGACGCCTAGTACCTTGTCAGCCTTGTCCTCCATCCGGCGATCCTGAGCATCAACCATTGGCTCTCTCCAGTTGCCTAAGGGCTTGCCTGCCCTCCTCAATCCTTGCGGAGATCATGCGGATGCCGGCGTGGTAGTCAGCCTGCATCTGCTCCCGGTGTTCCATGTACTGCTCGAGCCTCCACCGAATGAACCATGCCTTGAGTAGTCGGATCATGGTCAGCGCCCCATTGGGATGATGATCGGGACGTAGGTCAAATCGCTGGACTTGAACATGGAGCGGCATTCGTACTCTTTCTTGCCGTCGTTCATGCATTGAGCGACGAGGCGGGCGCGTTCATCGACAGCGGACTTCGCCGCCACAAAAGAGACCACCAGCACAAGCGTAATGACGGCCACCATAACCTTGCCCATGTTGTTGAAGATCCAATCTTCCATTTGGCTTCCGCCTCCTGCATCGGTTATCCGCGTCATGACTTTCGGCCTGAGTATTTGCATCATGACGGGCAGTAGTCTTTCTGGGCGCACCAAAGCTCCTTGGCTGCCCGGAACATCCTCCACCCCCGCTGGATTTCCTTCTCGGTGTGGATCACCATCTTCGCCACCCCCGGATGGGTTCGGCTGAAGAAACAGTTGGCCGTCACGATATTCGGGGCAGACCCGTACAGGCCGTTGGCATACGCAGCCGCCTGCATGTGGTGTTCGTCGTAGCATTCGACATCCTTGAGATCCCCGTCCTTACCCTTGAAGTCGATCAGGACGCCTCCCACGGACTCATCCCAAGGCCGGTGGAGGTCAACCTTGCCGCCGTACCCATCGGGGCAGGAAAACGCCTTCTCGGCGCTCCAGCCCCCGCCAGGGAAGTGCTTTTCGACCTCCTCCACCACGCCGGCCACGAACAGGGCCAGTTTGTTGTCGTAGGGCTTGTTCTGGTAGTGCCGTTCGATGGCCCCGTGGACGCGGGTTCCGAAGTCAGCGGCGTTGGCAGCCTGAGCCTTGGCATCTGCCTTGATGCGGGAAATGAAGGCATCATCGCCCTCCCCCTCGAGCCGGGTTCCGGTCAGGGAAGCGAGGATGGCTTGGTCGATCATCCAGTTGACGAGCCCCGGAGCGGCCATGACCCTGCAGATGGTCGTGACCGAGGGGTAGAGATTCAGCTTCTTGGCATCCCGCAAGGTGGTGGGACGAATCCCGCCAGATGACTTGTTGGGCTGCGTATAGGCCGGCTCACCGTCCTTGGTATACCAATGACCTGAGTCGGAGGCGAATTCGGTGGTTTCGGACAGGTTCATGGTCAGAAGGGGATGTCGTCAGCCATGTCATCGAAATGCTGCCCGGACTGAACCGGCCCCTTCTTGGGGGAGTGCAGCTTCTCCCACTCCGGGGTCGTCTGGATCTTCCCCTTCCAGTAGTCCGCGAGGGAGTCGAAAGCAGCTTGGTCGAACTCGTCCGGCTCAAGGGAGAGGTAGAACGAAGGATTGACCTGTGCGGGAACCTCAAACCCCTTGGGGATGCTGCTGACCGCCGTCACCTTCGCTTTCTTGTTGGCGTTGTGCGTCACCTGGACCATGCACGCCTTGCCGAGAATGTTCTGGATGTCGAATCCCATCAACTCCTGTTGCGTGAACTCCCGCCCGCGCCAGTTGGTCAGGTCCGATCGGAGGTTGGCCTTCTCTCCGAGGGACGCGGTGTACCACTTGGAGACGATGAACGGAACGTCCTTGCCGTCCTTGTCGAAGGTTTCCGTGGGAAGCTCCCAGAACACCACGATCTGGCGGCGGTAGTTGGGCTTGCCTTGGTACTCCCCCTCTTGGGTGCCGATGTCGATGATCTTGATGCACCGGGCCGGGTGGTTCCCAATTGGTGCCTGGACGAAATCACCGCTTCCGCTATCGCTGACTTTCATGCTTTCCTCACTTGATGAAGAACCGCAGGAGATCCTGTTCGGCTCGGGTGATGAGGCCGCAAAGCCTCAATTGGCTGACCAGATGCTCGGCTTGCTCCAGCATCCGGCGTTGATCTTCGTGGTAGGCCCGCTGCTCATCGTCATCGTTGCGGGCGAGTACGATCTGCTCGTCAAGGCCAAGGGCGTCGGTGAAGTCCACTAGAGTTTCCCCTGCGCTCTGGCATTTGCGGCAAATGTGCGAAAAACCTCGATCTTGGCTTCGCATGCAGTCAGGAGCCATCGCATCTTCTCGTCCTCCTCGACTGCCGTCCTCAATGTCTGAAGATGGGCCTTGTACTCCGGGTGGGAGTAGGCATACCGCTCCTGAGCCCCAAGGGCGTCTGAGGCTTTCTGAGCCATCAGGTCGGCCTTGATGGACTTGCGGTATTCCTCAAGGTAGGTGCGGGTCGCACGGGCCTTGGCGGCTGGCTCTGCGTTGGCTACGAGCCAATCCAGGGCCTTCTGGACTGCGGACTCGTCAATCACGACTCGCTCCTGAAAATGTATTGCGCCATTTCAATGAAGGCCCGATAAAGCCTTGCGTGGTCGGTGTCTCCGTGGACTTCCGATACTCGGAGCATGAATTCTTCCGGCGTCCCGAGGAAGCATCCTGTAGCAACTTTGAATCCAGTTTTGCACTTGAAAGCCGTAATTGTTGCGTTGCGCGAACCAAGCGGACCGGCTTGGTAAATTTCGCTTTTGAGTGACACCATAGCGCTGCCGGCCACCATAGCGTTGCCGGACACCATAGCGCTGCCGGCCACCCTAGCGTTGCCGGACACCCAAGCGTTGCCGGACACCCTAGCGTTGCCGTACACCCAAGCGTTGCCGGACACCATAGCGTTGCCGGACACCCTAGCGTTGCCGGACACCCAAGCGTTGCCGGACACCTGAGCAAGGTTTCTCTCAGACTCAATCCACCCGCCAACTTCGCCTGTGTCCGAACGCTTGATGCGGCGCAGCGTAATGCCATCCTCGGTCTTGGTTTCGCCTGTGAATTCGTACTTCACGCTTCCCCCTCGTCGTTGGCTTTCTTCAGGATCGCCGTCAGATCCGGGATCTCCTTCATCATGGCTTCACACCACGCATCCAGATCCCGCTCCATCCGGTAGGTCGATTCCTGGTCGGCGGCATTCAGCACTTCATCCCTCGACGGGGGCGGGTCACGGGGCTGATCTCTCATCTTGCTTCTCCCTTGGTTGATGCCTCCCAATCTACACTCGGTAAATTATTTGTCAATAGCCTATTGCAAAAAAAGTTACTTGGTGTCAATAATGCAGACATGAACCTCAAGACCTTCATTTCCAGCTTTGAGAGTCAGCTTGTAGCGGCTCGAAAGATAGGTGTTGCGCCTTCGTCGGTGAATCATTGGATGACGGGCAGGCGCAGGCCCTCGATTGACAAGGCGCGCAAGATGGTGAAACTTTCCAAAGGGGCTTTGACGTTGGAGGCCATCTATCGTGAGTAGAGTTCGGGCGTTCCGCTTCGCCCAAACCGGCCCGGTGCTTCTCCTCCCTTCCGGGCTGTCCTGCCCTCGCCGTGAGTTGACCGGCGGGGGCTTTTTTTCATCATGCACAGGGGAATCAAGATGAACGATATGAGCGAGGGGCTGGAGCTTCGGGATCATGGGGTGAACCTGACCACGATCAAGAATGCGGATTGGATGACGAAGGCTCTCGGTTGCGTGGAACTGGCTCGGAAGTATCTGGAGCTTCCGGCGGTCAATGCCGACATCCTGCGTAAGGTCGTGGTGGAGTGGATCGGGGAGCCAAAGAGCCCGAACGCCTGGGGAGCCCTCTTTCGCCACCTTGAGGACAGCGGGAAGCTGGTCTACACCGGCCACCACACCCGCTCGACCCGGAAGGCGGCTCGGGGTCGCCAGATCCCGGTTTGGCGTTGGGCCTAGCCGAATACGGGGGGTATTGACAAGTGAACCGGGAGTATTCAAGAATCACCATGTTCGGGACAAAAACCGAATCGCGCAGGGGTGCGCGTTGAACAGGGCCAAGACCAGATTGAAATGGGTCGAGGTCGCAAGCGTGTCCTGTCCACGCCACCCCTTTCATGCGATCCGATCCAGATTTCAATCTGGTCTTTTCGTTCCCGGCTGAAAAGAGGAACGAATGAGTTTTGCCTTCATGCCGCTGTACACCGGGGATTACCTCCGGGACACACGCCATCTGACACCTCAGAAGCACGGCGTTTACCTCCTGCTTCTTGCCCATTGTTGGGACCAAAAAGGCCCGCTGCCCATTGATGAGCAGGAGTGCGCCGGAATAGCTAACTGTCGATCAGCAGATGAGGTTGATTCCCTTCGCTACATACTTTCCAAGTATTTCATTCGCATGGATGACGGTTGGTACAACCGCAGGATGCAGCAGGAAATTGAGCGGGCCGAGAGCGTGAGCCGTGCCCGTTCCGATGCTGGCAGGAAGGGGTACGAGGCAAGAGCCAAGCAATTGCCAAGCAATTGCCAAGCAAGTGCATCTACCCCCACCCCCACCCCCACAACTACCCCCATCCCCAAAGTCAAAAGCACTGTTGGGCTGACGCCCAACGGCGCGGTCTTGAAGGATGAGGCCAAGGCGGTAATTGCTTTCCTGAACGAGAAGGCAGGAAGGAACTACCAGCCCACAGACGCGAATTTGGGCTTCGTGGTTGCTCGGTTGAAGGAGGGGTACACCGCGACTCAATGCCGTCAGGTGGTGGCAAAGAAGTGCCGTGAGTGGCTGGCAAAGGACGATATGGCGATGTACCTGCGTCCCGCCACGCTTTTCAACCGTGAGAAGTTCAACCAGTACGCAGGGGAGCTAGTCTGATGGGTGACGAATACAGAGGCCGTTCCTGTCCTGAATGCGGCGACAGGCTTTCCGTAGACGCTCGCCGTTGCGTCTGCGGGTGGGGGGCTCGGAAGGCTGGCAAGGGTGACGAAGGTCCGCGCTACGACATGGTTTGCCGGTGGGAGTACGGCGACCTGAGATGCCGCTACCCGGTTGGGCTATTCCAGCAGGGGGAGTACCGGGGGCTTTGCATACTTCACCGGGCTAGTGACAAAGGGCACGCCGCCGCGCAAATCGCGCAGGAGTCGCAGAAAGCTACGCAAGACCAATACCTGACCTCCGCTTCGCTGCTGATCTACAGGCGCGGGGATAACCCCCATGTGGCCGCGCTTCGCGCATCGCTCAAGTCTACTAAGCCGGGGAACATCGGGGCGCTTGCGAAGTGGATTACCCCGCAACGAGAGCCGGGTGCCGATGAGATGGAAGCCGCATGAGCAGCCTATTTGACGAGCTTTCCGGCTTCAACTCCATCAGGCAAGACCCTAGGGCGGTCATCCATGGCCGGCGCAGGGTCAGGTTTGCTTCCGAGGAGGAGCTTCGCCACGAACAGAGGCTCATTGACGAGGCTGCCAAGGAATCCGCTCGAGGCCGGCCTACGTCCAAGCATCTCCTTTTGGCTGCCATGAAGGATGGGCGGGCGAGGTACGAGATGGAGTTGGCCGAGTTGGCGGGGCTTTCCCATGACACGGTGATGAACACGCTTCGGCAGCTTCGGCGGTCGGGGATGGTCGAGCGGGTTGAGGTAGGGCCTGCGGTGCTTTGGTCCGTTACCTGGGTGGAGGAGGAATGAGCCCCTACAAGACACGCGACGAAAGAATCGCGGCAGAGGCCCGGTTAAAGGCCGATTTCGCCTTGTGGTGCTTCCTGATGGTCATGGCGTCCATTGTGGCAGCCATTGTGAGGTGGGTGTGCTCATGAGAGATCGCCGCAAGGATGACCGTGAATGGCTGTGGTTCCTCGTTGCCTATGTGGTCTTAGTCAGTCTTTCTTTGTGGGCGAATAGTTGAAGGTTGTATGGCCCAGGCAGATGCCCATCTACACTATCCCTGCCCATGAGCGAGCCTATTGGGATGAGTTGGACAGCAGGGTCACATGCGATGGGTGCCGGAACCGTAGTGACATCTGGTGCAGGGCTAAGCAATCCAAGACCATCTACCCGCCGATGCTGAAGCACCATTGCGAGGACAGGAAATGAGCAAGGTTAGCCTTGGCGAGGCTACGCTTTGCCTTCAACTCAAGGCCATGGGGATCAAGGCCGAAAGGGAATACCGCTTCCATCCCGTCCGCAAGTGGCGCTTTGACTTTGCCATCCCTGACAGGTTGATCGGGATAGAGATCGAGGGCGGGACATGGGTAGCTGGCCGGCACAATCGCGGGTCGGGCTTTGAGGCCGATTGCGTCAAGTATTCCGAGGCTGCCGTCCTGGGATGGCGAATCATCCGTGCCACCACGGATCAGGTCAGGCGAGGCGAGGCTTTGATCTGGATCAAGTCAGCTTTGGGGGGCGGGGTCCAAGGCTCGTACAGCGAAAGCCCCAAGGTCTAGCCATGGGCGCTCGGGATCCTGCCTACCTCGCTCGAGTGCGTTCCTTGGGATGCGTCCTTTGCCGGCACCTGTACGGCATCCCGGATTCCCCTGCGGCGGCGCACCACTTGTTTGACCCTAGCCAGCGGGATGACTACCTGACCGCCGCATTGTGCCAACCGCATCACCAGGGGCCGGAAGGGTTCCACGGGCTGGGGGGGGAACGGCCCTTCAGGATGCGCTACAAGCTCGGGGAAGTCGAATTGCTGGCCCTCACCTTGGCGGCCCTGAATGCGGCATCCTGAGGCGCTTGTGGCGCGAATCAAAGGGGCTTTAGAGGCCGGGTTGTGCATGAAATGGATTTCCAGGGTATCTGGCGTCCCTTTGGGGACTATCCATGATTGGAAACGGGGAATCAAACGGGCAGAGGTACAGCCGGATCGGGTAGTAGTCAAGAAAATACGCCTTGCCATTACTCAAGGCGAGGGCGAAAATGGGCGGGCGCATGAGCGCCGGTAGCTCCCCCGCCATTGCCTGACCTCCCCAGGCTTTCCCCGTGGCGGGGGAGCGGGCCGTTTACTTGATCCGCGTGACCCAAAGGCCAACGGGCGTTTTCTTGCACGATACGCGCCGGCCCATGCGGATGGCTCGACCGTGGATCTTGGGCACAACCTTTTCGGTCCGGTACAGGCCGGCCACGGTAAGTTGCTCGGCAGGGATGAGGAAGGCTTCCCCTTTCGCCATCGTCTTGATGGGAAGCCTGTCCCAATCGACGGAATCGCGCGGCGGGGGCTTTTGGGTGGGATAGGTGGACATGGCCCGTTCCTAGTTAAACCAGCGGTTAGCGATTGTGCGGCCGAATCGGCGCTTGAACTGGGCGCGGAGGCTGTCAGCCTTCCGGGCGACTCCGGCGGCGCTTGTGTAGACGTTATCCGGCTCGGAATCCCGGTAGTAGGACCAGAGAGCCGACGCCAGGACGGCACAGGCGGCTTTGCGGTACTCGGTCGGCCAGTATTGGCCAGTGCAGTAGCCGAGCGCGTAGCCTTTGGGCGTTTCGATCAGGGACAGGCGACCGGAGAAGGCGCGGAATCCGTCGATCAGGCATTCCACGGGCATCGAGGACAGTTCCACCGCCCGCAGGAGCGTGCGAGCGTGCTGGAGATCCTTGCCGATGCTACGAACCTCGGCGCGGTAGGCCACGGGGTCGCCATAGTTGCCATAGTCAAGGCCGGGGCGCTGCCTGATCCACGCATCCAGCAGGGCAATGATTTGTTCCTTGGTCGGTTTCATGGCTAGACCTCAAAGGTGATAAACATCACATGGCAAATCCCGGAAGGGCGAAACTCGATCATGTCCCCGAAATTGTTGGTCGCCCCACGAATCCCCGAATATCCGGCTTCCCGCTTGGCGCGGCGCATGATGGCAAGGTTTGAGGATTCGTCAGGCATTTCGACCGTGTAGCGGCGCACCCATGAATAATTGGATTCGCCCCCAAAAGTGTCCGTTACTTCAATATTGCATTTCATGAATATTTCTCCCAGTATTCAGTTAGTTAGATAGAAAAGGCGCGGCAGATCAGGCGAGCCAGCACCAGGGCGAACGGGATCAGGGCGAGGAGGAGGAGCAAAATCATCTGTTTTCCCTTCAGATGCGGCTCGATTGCCGTGAGTGAATATTGGTGGGTTTCATTTTTGCCCCCCGAGTTCCCCTGCGCATTCCGGGCAGTAATAAGCGCGGAAAGCTGGTCCATCCAAATCCGCGAATCCTGCCCCCGCGAAAACCCGCGAATCGCAATTGGCGCAAAGACCAAGAAAAATTGCTTCGTTCGTGGATTCGCTAACCTTCACTTTTTCTAGTTTCATGGTCTTGTCCCTTTGTGTGTGTGTTAGATGATGGCTAACGCAGGAAAGAAACGGCGCGAACGTGCTCCGGGCAAATTTCCCGGCAACGGCGAATAAATGCATCTTCGCGGTGCGCTTCGCAGCTTCCAACCCCGTGCAACTGCATCCGGCCGTAAAATTCGGCGCGGATGGCAGTAACCCCTGCCTTTGATTGCGGAACCTTGCGCCCGCAAAGCTCGCCCATAATTTCGGCGCGGTATTTCGCGCCATTGGGCCCGGCAAGCGCCCAAATGTCGAAACGACCGTTTGTGTATTTGCCAAGCTTGTCGATTCCGCGTTCCAGGTAGACATCCATTTTTGTTTCCCCTTGGTTTCCGGTTCGTTCACCGTAAGTGAATAATAGAATAAGCATAGCCCCGAATCCTTGATCTAGGTCAAGAAAACGCTAATTCTGTAGCCCGTGAATTGTTGTGCTTACTACATATAGTCATGGTTCAAACTGCCTTACATGGCGACCCCTGAATTCATCGCAGAGCTTGAGGCTTATTACGCAACGCGCATGTCGCCTGGGCTGGCGAAGGGGGTTGCAATAGCGCAGCAGGACAGGCCTTTGGCTCGCCTCATGGGGAACGCTGCGCCTATCCTCACGCGCCTCATGGCCGGCGAGAAACCGAAGGAAATTGCCAAGTCTCTGGGTATCAGCCGCGAATCTCTCAACGCTTGGCTATTGACCCACGCTGCCGAGGAATGGCGTGCTATCGCCTCAGGTAAGGCCCTCTCACGCCAGCAGGATGCGGAAGAAACGCTTGAGAACGCAGAAGATCAATTGAGCGTGGCGAAAGGCCGGGAGCTCGCCAGGGTCGCATCATGGACGCTCGAGCGCATGGTTCCCAAACTCTACGGCCAGCCCGGGAAGGATGCAGGCGGAGGCGTCAACATCACCGTGAACGTGGATCGCTCAATCGGCGGGGAAATTACCGTTGAGCAAGCCCCGGAATAGAACCATGCACAAAATCATCAAGGATGCTCACTGCAGAACCATCGGCGTGGCTTGGTCTGACAACAAAATCATGGTTGACAAGCCTCTATCGGATATTGCCAATGGATTTAGTTTTGAGTGTGCGCCCGCCAATTCTTCCCCTCTCGCGCATGACAATCAATCGCAACAACTAGCCATGCCTGCCAACCCTGCCAGGTGGCTCAATCCCGTCTGAGTTGTTGAGATTGGCTCGCATCTAGAGCGTGAATGTGAGCATAATCAACGACTTACGAGTTTACATAATATAGATTATACGGCAGCTGAGTACTCACTTACAGGGTCCATGGGGGGGGGTATGAAGCGGCGGGAGGGGGTGGGCTGATGAGCCTCACGGTAGGGCACAACCCACAGCCGCTTGCAGTAGGCCCGCTCTAGACGATAGGGGGGGGTGTTTGCTGTAAGTAGTTGAATGGGAAAGGGAACCCTCGGGTAGCTATGAAAGTGGCTGACAAAGTGGTGTGTGAGGGGTGCGGAGTGAGTTACTACCCTGCTTTGGCGTGGAAACATGCTGGATGCTTGGTAGCTAACAAGCCGGTTGTGGTAGCTAACAGAGTAGATTTGGTAGCTAACGAGTCTCCTGTGGTAGCTAACACCGAGGTTGAGTTGGTAGCTAACAAGCATGGGGTATATGCCGACAGGCAGAAGCGTCGGGAGTACATGAGGCAGTACATGGCGAAGCGTCGAAAGGAGATGAGGAATGGCGATTCGCACTGAAAGTGCGTGCCTGTCGAAGTCTCTGTGTTCAACTTCAGGAGGTGATCATGGCGATTACTAGTGCGGCGTTGCAGACGGCGTTGGGGGACACCCTGGGTTCGCCGAGGGTGGTGATGGCGTTTGAGCCTTCTCGGGGGACGGGTCAGCAATGGCTTGTGTCTGGTGAGGGGACGGTGCCTGGGCGGGTGCGGTTGATCTCGACGACTGCGGCTGACAATGCGGCGACGCAGGCTGCTGCGGTGCTGGCGGCGTTGAGGCTGTGAGGATTGGCCCCTTCAGGGGCTATCTGAATCGGCGTAGCCGATGAAGATCACCCTTCCCAACAACTGGAAGCCCCGGCCCTATCAGGTGCCGACTTGGCGGTATTTGAGCCAAGGGGGCCGAAGGGCGGTGCTGAAGTGGCACCGGAGGAGTGGGAAGGATGATGTTGGGTTGCACCATGTGGCGTGTTCAGCGTTCCAGCGGGTGGGGAACTACTGGTACATGCTCCCGGAGTATTCCCAAGCTCGTAAGAGCATGTGGGACGCGGTGAATGGCCATACCGGAAAGAGGCGAATTGATGAAGCCTTCCCGAAGGAGATCCGGAAAAGGTATCTGGAGCAGGAAATGGCCATTCACTTCCCCAACGGCAGCACTTTCCAGCTTGTGGGGAGCGATAACTTCAACTCGTTGGTCGGTAGCCCTCCTGTTGGGCTGGTGTTTTCTGAGTACGCTATTTCAGATCCTTCTGCTTGGTCGTACCTGATGCCGATTCTTGAGGAGAACGGGGGTTGGGCGTTGTTCAACTCCACTCCTCGGGGGAACAATCACTTCAAGAAGCTCTGTGAGTTCGCGCAGAAGGAGCAGGGGTGGTTTTTCGACTCCCGGAACGCTGACCAGACGGGGGTCTACAAGCCTGAGCAGTTGGAGGCCATCAAGAGGGCTCTGATTGCCGAGCATGGGACGGAGTATGGGACGGCTCTTTTCCAGCAGGAGTACTACGTTTCGTTCGATGCCGCGATTCCCGGAAGCGTGTTCGGGGAATGGCTGGATCGCGTGAGGCTGAAGGGGCGTGTCAGGACGGTTCCTCACGACAAGGCCCTTCCCGTTCATACCGCCTGGGACTTGGGCCACACGGATGCGACGGCCATCTGGTTCTTCCAGATCGTGATGGGGGAGATCAGGCTCATCGACTACTTTGAAGCCTCCCTGAAGGACATTGACTACTACGGGATGCTGATCCGGGGGCAGTCGGACTCCAAGGACACCGAGGCTGAGGCGAAGGTGAAGGCTCGGACCAAGGGGTATGCCTACGGAACCCATTGGCTGCCGCCTGATGCCCGTGCCAGGACGCTTGCGGCGGGTGGAAAAACCATCCACCAGCAGATGATCGAGCAGAAGGTGGGGCGGGTGGCGATTGTGAAGAAGGTTGACCTTCAAGACCAGATCGCCGCAGCCCGAAAGACGTTCGGTTCATGCTGGTTCGACCACGACAACACGGAACAGGGTCGGGAAGCTCTTGGGAACTACCACTACGAGTACGACCCGGAGAACAAGGTGTTCACCCGGACTCCGGTTCACGATTGGTCGAGTCATGGCTCGAGCGCGTTCATGACGATGAGCTTGGCGTGGCGGGATGTGCAGCAGTCCGGGACGGGGGAAATGAGCCTTCAGGACCGGCTTATGGCGGGTTCTGTGAATACTTGCAGTATTGGAGCCTTGAGAGAGGCGCATTTCAAGAAATTCCGCTCTGCGAAAGCGGAACGGTTCAACTAGGAGATACCCCATGTCCGCTCCCGTCCTTGAGTACGGTACTTACAAGAACGTCACCGCAACCGGAAACATCACGACCGCCGAAAAGGGCGTCCTGATCGGCTTCTACGTCAACTCCACCACGGCTGGAACCCTTGTCCTGCGGGACGGAGGCGCTTCCGGGACCGTGATGAACGGAACCCTGACCCCGGCTGCCGGCACATTCCACCGCTTCCCCTCTCGCTTTACAAACGGCCTGCATGTGACCGTGGGTGGAACGATTGATGTGACGTTCTTCGTCGTGGAAGGCCAGAACTGAGATGAGTGCCGAGGATGTCCGGGTCCGCTACTGGCTCTCAGAGATCGAGGCCAGGAAGAAAGCGGAGAAGCAGTTTCACTCCAAGGGCCGGGAGATTCTTGAGATTTACGCCGGCAAGAAGCCAGAAGCCGTCCCCTTCAACATCCTCTTTTCCAACACGGAAACGATGTTTCCGGCGCTCTACTCCAACGTCCCCCGTGCCGTTGTGGAGCGCCGGTTCAAGGATGATGACCCGGTAGGAAAGCTCTCAGCCGATGCGGGTCGCCGGATGTTGGATTTCCTCTTGGATACCAACGTCGATGGGTACGAAACCTACGACCAGGGGATGCGCGGGGCTGTGCTGGATGCCCTGCTTCCCGGTCGAGGGGTGACTGCGGTCAAGTACGACGCCGACATCGGTGTTCTGGACCCCGGTGAGACTGATCCCACCCAGAATCCGGACAAGACCGAGGAGGAGGAGACTCCTGCCGACGAGGCGGCTGAGGAGCCGGCTGAGTACAAGAAGTCGGAGTTGGTGTGCCTTGACGCCAAGATCTGGAACAAGGTCATCATCGGTCCGGGCAAGAAGTGGTCGAAGGTGCCTTGGGTTGCCTTTGAGGAGGACATCGACCAAGAGGAGGCAGAACGACTGTTCGGTCGGGAGATGGCGAACAACCTGACCTACGCAAAGCCCGAGACTGACGATGGCGATGCGCCAAAGAAGGATGACGAGTCCGAGGGAAGCCGAAAGGTCGCGGTGGTCTACCAGATCTGGCACAAGGCCAAGCGGGAGATCATCTTCATCGGGGATTCCTACAAGGATGGGTTCCTGAAAGTCGTTCCTGACCCCCTGGGGCTCACGGGCTTCTACAACATCCCCAAGCCCCTCCAGTTCATCGAGAAGTCGAACGACCTGACTCCTACTGCCCTCTTTGACCTGTACGAGAATCAGGCCAAGGAGTTGAACGTCCTCACGGTTCGGATCAATAACCTCGCCAAGGCGATCAAGGCGCGAGGCATCTACGACTCGCAGTTGGGTACGGACATCAAGAACCTGATGGATTCGATGGACAACGAGCTTGTCCCTGCGGATAACGCTTCTAGTCTTGCTGCCGAGAAGGGTCTGCAAAACGCCATCTGGTTCATGCCGCTCGACACGATGATCGTGACCCTGCGGGAGTTGATGGGCACCCGTGAGGCTTGCAAGCAGACCATCTACGAGATCATGGGCATCGCGGACATCATGCGCGGTGCGTCGAACGCCTCCGAGACTCTTGGTGCCCAACAGATCAAGCAGAATTGGGGCAACCTGAGACTCAAGCGAGTCCAGAAGGAAGTCCAGCGGTACGCCAGGGACTTGCTGCGGATGATGCTCGAGGTTGCCGCCACCAAGTTCTCTCCTGAGACTTGGAAGGCCATGACGGGTCTGCCTATCCCGCTGGCTGATGAGAAGATGCAGGCCCAGATGCAGCTTCAGGCCATGCAACAGCAGGCCATGATGGCGCAGCAGCAGGCCCAGATGACCGGGCAGCCTGCGCAGCCGCCGCAACCTCCCGATCCGCAGCTTGAGCAGATGGCGAACTCGCCCTCTTGGGATGATGTTCTCGCCCTTCTCCGGGATGACATCCAGCGGGCCTACCGGATCGACATCGAGACCAACTCGACGGTAGAGCCTGAGGCTGCCGAGGACCAAAAGAACATCCAAGACCTCATGGGTGCCTTGGGCCAGTTCCTGAACGGGATCGGGCCTCTGGTGGCTCAGGGGGTGATGCCGTTCCAAGCCGCCCAAGCCATGATGTTGGCGATCACTCGCCGTTATCGCTTCGGGACGGAAATCGAAGAACAGATCAAGGCCATGCAGCCTCCGAAGCAGGCTGATCCTCAAGCCGAGGCTCAGGCCAAGGAAGCCGCAGAGCAGAAGAAACTCCAGATGCAGATGGATGACAAGGAGAAGGAGCGCCAAGCCAATCTCCAGATCAAGCAGGCTGAGACTCAGCAAAAGGCTTCCGAGGATCAGAAAACCGCCATGATCGAAGCCGAGAAGGTGAAGTCGGATGCGATGGTCAAGGCGCAAGAGGCGATTGCGAAGGCCCAGGCTGATGCCCAAGTGCGTCTTGCCGAAATCGCTGCCGACGAGCGCCGGTTCCAGCGGGAACTCCAGATGAAGGAGCGGCTGGAGAAGTACAAGTGTGACAAGGGCGTTGAGGGCGAGCAGGCCAAGGCCAAGATCCAAGTTGAAGGCCAGCGGTCGATTGCCAAGATCAACGCCGTCCAAAAAGGCGGGGAGGAAACGGAACTGGAGCTTGAGAACCAGGGGGAAGAACCCCCGTCCGCTCTTGCCAAGATCCTCGAGGGGCAACAGGCCATCCTTGCGACCCAGCAGCAACTCATCCGTGTGCTGAGCGCGGATGTGGTTCATGAGCGCGGGCCGGATAACCGGATTTCCCGCTCCCGCAGGAACCTTCAGTAATGCCCGCCACCGTATTCCACGTCAAGAGCGCCACCACCCCGGATAGTGGGGTGGATGAGATAGTTCCGAGTGATTGGAATTCTTCCCACGCCTTCACCTTCAACGCCGTAGGCTCTGAGATTTCCGGGGCGTTCTCCAACACGCCCGGTGGAGTCACCTTCGGCCTTGAGACAAACGGATTCATCACCGGGGGAGCCCCTGCCGGCGGGGGCGGCATTACTGCCATCAATGTCTCGGCGGGAACGCTGT